GATCACGGATTGACAGGAAACCACAGTTATGTAGGTTCTACCGAATTAATCGCTGATATTTTAGCAGGTGTTAATGTAGCTGGTATTTCTCCAACGGTAACAAGCGGCGGATACAACCAATACACAATCAACGGAATGAACGCATTCTTTAGCACAGGTAACACTAAGGTAGCAGGAACAAGCGGAGATGCAATCTTCGGTGACTTCTCAAGAGTTCATTTTGGACGCTGGGGCGGTCTAAACATCCTGGTTGACCCGTACACAGTTGCAGGGAACGACCAAGTAAGATTGGTAGTTAACTCAAACGTAGATTGGTCATTAGTGCAAGGTGCTGCATTTACTAAATTTACTTCACTTACTGCTTAATGATAATTAAAGCAATAAACGCTTTATTTCAGTTCGGCATCAATGCCTACAAGCACCAACAGGTGAAGGTATCGGACAAAGTAGGCAAGGAACTTATTAGTAAGGGATTTGCAACAGAAGTGAAAGCAACAAAGAAGAAAAAGTGAGTTAGTGATGGTTGGGGGAGTGCTTTTGCATGAACCCAACCTTTTTTAAAAGAACAATGAAGATAGAAAGAACACAGAAGCCAAGCGGATTAGCTTACCCATTATCTAAGGTAAAGGAACACCTTAGAAACACAGGTTATGATGAAGAAAATGGACTAGTTAGCACGTATATAAGTGCAGCCGTTGACTTCATAGCGAGTTACACGTGGGTAAACTTACAGTCAACAGACTACGTTGGATACATGGATATATTCGAGAATTTTAACATCAATATGTACCCTGTTACAGAAGTTACTTCTATCAAGTATTACGACACAAACGGAACGCTGCAAACAATGACCGAAAACGTTGACTATTACGTTAACTTAAAAGGCAAGTATGCAGAGGTTCAATTTGAAAACACTTTCACACTAAGAGACAGACCATTCAACAACGTTGAGGTGGCATTTAAAGCGGGTTATACGACATGGTTTGATATACCTGAGGATTTGGTTAATGCACTACTTTTGATTGTAGCAGATAGTACAGAAATGCGCCAATCGTTCAGTCAAGGTATGACGTTTACTAAGTCGGACATTCCAATGGGAGCATTGGCTATTTTGAACAATAATTCTAAAAGGTTATTTGTATGAATTTAGGCAAGATGGACAGATGGATAACAATCCAAAATGAGGTCAACACCCAAGACACAGATGGAAGTTATACAAAGACTTGGACAACGTTTAGACAAGTTTGGGCTAGTAAGGTAGACAAGAGTGGAAGCGAAGGCATAGAACAAGCAAGAGACACATCTACGACTACAACGATTTTTAAGATAAGATACATTAGCACACTAACACAAAAGCACCGAATAAGTTATAACGGTGTCACTTACGATATTGAGATTATAAAAGAACTAGGGCGAAGAGAGGGGCAAGAATTGACTTGCATAAGTAAATACGGGCAGACATAATGAGTAGCTTGAATTTTGAGGTTGAAGGTATGGATAGAATAGTTCGTGCTATTCAAAAACTTGGTGATGACAAAATCAAGGCAAGGGAAGTAAAAAAGATACTTCGCAAACAAGCAAAGCCATCATTAAGAGCGTTGAACAGAAACACTCCTAATCGTGCCTCAAAAGGTGAAAACAGAGCAATCAAAAGAGGTGAGTCACTCTATTGGCCTGGAAACTTAAAGAGATCTAACAAGATAAAGGTTAGAGGCAAAGACTACCCAACGGCATTTGTTGGGGCGCACGTACCAAGCAAGAGAGCAAAGAAAAAGTCAGGTAGTGGATACTACGGATATTTTGTTCAGTACGGCACACAAAGAGGAATTAAAGGCGATGATTACGTAATGAGAGCCAAACAAGAAGCGGAGCAAGAAGTTGGCGATGGAGTCAGCAAAGAACTTGCGAAGTACATAAAAAAAGAAGCAAAGAAATTAGGCTTTGATGTAAAATAATGACAACAGGAGAGGCAATATATACAATACTGAGCAATGATACTGATATTACTGATGTTGTACCAGCTACGAGAATCGTGGCGGTCAATGCACCAATGAATAGTGCTAATCCATTAATAATGTTCACAAAGGCGAATACATCGCCTGAGTATGACAAAGTAGATGGCAACACCGCTCAGTTGGATTATGACATTGATATATTTAGCAACTCACACAAACAAGCAGAAGAAATTGCTAACTTAGTTCGGGCTGCATTGGATTTATATGTTGGCACTTTTACGGGCTTTGAATTTAATAGAATAAGATTTGAGGGTGAAGATGATAGAGGCTTCGACCCCGATAATAATAGCTACCATGTAGCACAAGGTTACACCATTAGAGTAAAATATATATGATAATTGAATTGACAAAAAACTACACCAAGCCAAATGGTAAGGTGTTAAAAAAGGGATTAAGGATAAGCGTAACAAGCGGTCATCCTTACAAAGACTTTGCAATCGTTCAGAAAGATGGAAAGATTGACAAAGAGAAAGAAATAGGAAAATTAATTGATAACACAAAAATAAATAAATAATTATGCCAAGTACAGGAAAAATGAACGGTAACGCTATAGGTATTTACATAGGCGGTACTTTGTTGACACATTCGTTGAACCACAGTTTCAATAGCAATATGGCAACAATCGACACAACAACAAAAGATAGTGCAGGAGATGCAGAGCATTTGCCAGGACTACGAAGCTACGAATTTTCAGCAAGTTTTTACTTCGCAGAAGACGCAGCAGAAGGTTACGAAGACTTATGGGATGCATTAATCGCAGGAACAGATTTAACCGTTAAGACATCTTCGGGTGTAACAGGTGATCAGGAGTATAGCGCAACGGCACACGTGACAAGTGTGACACTATCAGCGGAGCATGATGGTAATGTATCATGTGACGTATCGTTCGCAGTAACAGGAGCAATAACAAAATCGGCTATAGTATAAAATCATGAAAATCATCACAATTAACAACACAGACTATCCTTTCAAAGTGAGTTACTCAGTTTTTAAGAAAGCAATGACTTTAATCCCTGACCAAGAAGACATGAGCGAAGCCGCTTTAGGTACGCTTGAAATGGTCGAAAAAGTTGGGGCATTAGCCATTAATCAAGGCTTAAAATCTGATGGACAAAACAAAAGGATATCATCTAAAGACTTGGTTGAAATATTTGACCAAGATGACAACGCCTTTGCTATCGTTAAGGATTTGGTAATCGAAGGAATATCAAAGTTTAACGGAGAGCAAACAGAGGGCGAAAGCGTGGGAAAGTAGAAGACGTTTGGGATGAACTAGAGAAGGCAGCAGCCTACTGGGACATCCCAAACCTTTACGACTTAAACGCAAATGAATTTAAGAACATTGTCGATGGCAAGGCTAAACGGCAAGAACAAGAAGAGCGACAAAGTTGGGAGCAAACACGAATGATATCATTTTGGGCGTTGCGATCGAACCCTAACTTAAAACAAAACGCTCTAAAGGATTACAAAGACCTACTTCGCTTTGAGTGGGAAGAGTCCAAGTTAGACGAGACAAAAAGACTTTACGAAATGAGTAAAGGTATTTTTAAAGACAAAATAGATGGCTAAGAATTTAGGGATAAACATAAAGATTGGTGCTGACTTAAAGAAGTTTAGTTCTGATATGCAGAACGTTCAACGGCAGATGCGAAGAACGGGAAAGAAGATGAAGTCTATTGGCACATCGATGACACGTTCGTTGACATTACCACTTGCATTAATAGGTGGTGCATCGGTTAAGTTGGCGATTGATTTTGAGCAGTCAATGGCTAAAGTGAAAGCTATCTCAGGAGCAACGGGAGAGCAGTTCAAAATGCTTGAAAAGAATGCACTTGATTTAGGTCGAACTACACGATACACTTCTGCGCAAGTAGCTGAGTTGCAACTCAATTTATCGAAGTTAGGATTTAGCCCAGAAGAAATAGAGGCATCTACTGCTGCAATCCTTGATTTAGCCCTAGCAACAGGTGAAGATTTAGCACAATCTGCGACAGTAGCAGCAGCTACGATGAAGGGCTTTGATCTACAAGCATCTGAGTCAGGCAGAGTTGCAGACGTAATGGCTGCATCATTTAGTGGTAGCGCATTGGACTTAGAAAAGTTTGGTACGGCAATGGCTACGGTTGCACCCATTGCTAAATTAGCAGGAGCATCACTAGAAGAAACAAGTGCTATATTGGGTGTGTTAACGGATAGAGGGATGGAAGCAAGTACGGCCGGAACATCTTTGCGTAACATATACCTAAGACTATCGCAGCAAGGGTTGACATGGGCAGAAGCAATGGAGAAGGTAAAGAATGCTCAAAATCCGTTGAATGTTGCAACTGAAATATTCGGAGTTAGAGCAGCAGCAGCATCAGCGATTATTGCTAATAATAAGGAGCAACTTTCTAAAATGACCCAAGAGTTAAACAATAGCGAAGGGGCAGCAAGATCGATGGCAGCTATAATGGACAAGACTTTGAATGGTGCAGTACTTAGAGCAAAGTCCGCACTACAAGGCATGGGTTTGGAGATTGGTAAAATCTTAGGCCCGATGATTGGGGCAATAACCAATAAAATAATCGAATTATCAAATTGGTTTAGTGGGTTGAGTGATACCACAAAAAAAACCATAGTAGTGGTCGCAGCACTTGTTGCAGCCATTGGGCCGTTACTTATTGCAATGGGTTCTTTAACCTTACTTATTCCATCTATTACTACGGCTTTAAAGGCAATGACAGGACCTGTTGGTTTAGTTGTTATGGGATTGACTGCAATAGCGGTTATAATAGCAAAGAATTGGTCTAAAATAGCACCTAAAATTCAAGAAGTTACCGACTATTTTACAGAACTATACAACGAGTCCTATGCGGTTAGACACGCAGTACAGTCAATCGTGTTGGTGTTTAAGATACTATATAGGGTTGCAAAGAATAGTGTATTAAACATTTGGGAAGTGTTCAAAGGTTTTGGTGGATTGATAGCTGATTTATTTGGTGGCATGGGTAAGTTAATAAAAGGCGTATTTACACTTAGCTTTGACGATGTAAAAGAGGGTGTCAAGCAACTTGGTGGCGCAATAAAGGGCAACATGACCGATGTGTTGAACGGCATAACCGACAACGCAGAAAACATGATGGAGGATATGAAGGGTGACTTTGCTGACTTCAATGATGCTTTGAATAAGAAGGTTAAACCCGTTGTGATACCCATTAAATTAGGTGGCGAGAAGAAAAAAAGCGACACCGATGACACGACTACAAGCAATGGTGGCGGTGTGATAGGAGATTCAGATATAGCTAACTTTACTTTCATGAGAAAGGAAGTTGAATTACTGACAGAAAGTACATCACTTTTAAAAGATGGTTTAAAAGAAGTGCCAGAAGCGATAGATGGGATAGTTTACTCAATGGATAACCTGCATGACGAAAAGTCTTTAGCTTTCTTTGACAATATGAAGAACGCAACATACGAACTAAAAGAGGGTTTAAAGTCATTGGTGGTAGAAGGATTTGAAGGTTTATTTGTGGCAATAGGAGAACAAGCGGCAGGTGTAGACGATGCGTTTGAGAACTTTGGGGCTAACATACTTCAATCAGTTGCTACGTTTATGGGCCAATTTGGAAAGCTATTAATCGCAGGAGCAATAGCCAGTGAGACAATGCAAAAGGCTTTATTTACATCGCCAGGTGTAGCGTTAGCGGCAGGTATTGGACTTGTGGCAGTCGCAGGACTAATAAAAGG